TCCGCGTCTGGATAAATTGAACCGATACCAAGTACGGTCTTTAGCTCTGAAATGCTAATAAGTGACATCAGTTCAACCTTTTCTTATAGGGGTGTGTGGGCGGCACAGGGCAGCACCGCCCACACGGTTTAGTGGGTTTAGCTCTGCTGGTAAACGCGGATACCCAAAGGCTTCTTCAGGGCGATTGCGCCATAACCGTACAGCGAAATTTCTAGCTGACCCGTACCGATTGCCTCGGCACGTACTTGGCGAACCGGGCTCTCGTACCATGTTGCGGCTTCTGGTGCGACTAAGATCATGCCTTCGTCTGCGCCTGCTCCAATATGTGGGTCTACGAATAGGGAAGTTCCCAAAACGTTACCTACGATTGAAGAACCATTAACTGCGCCCGGTGCGTTCTGTGGTGCGGCTGCCATGTACAACGGACGGTCTGCGCCGTCTTGGTAGCCCATGATCTTAGCCCAGTTAGTACTGTTCGCTACAAGGTTACGGGCAAAGTTGCCTGAACCTGAATAAGCTGCGGCGCTTTCGGTTGAGATAAACGACTGTAGGCCGTCTGCCGTACCTGCTACTGCGGTGGCGTCTGTACCACCTGATAGAAGTGCAGACACTACTGCAAGGTCTGTTGCCTTAGCGTAAGCCGAAGCAAGTTCGCGTAAGAGCTCGGTTAAAAACGCCGGGCTTGATCGGTCAATGAGTTCGTAACTTACGATACTAGCGCCCGCAAATTTGGAAACGTTTACGGTAATGTAATCGGACGTCATAGGCGTACCGAAAGTGTTACCTTCTTCTGCAACGACGCTCACAGAAGGCGCTTGGGTTAGTCGGGGTAGTGTGAAACTCATTCCGTTAGCTGGAAGTACTCCACCTGAAATAGCGTCAATAGTTGGGCGTCCGAAAATTGTTGTAGATATAAATTCGGCTAGGTGTGGGGCAAGTGTTAGACCCGTGTTAGTAGTTGTGCTTTCGTCTGCTGCACGTACGTACGTGCGGCTATCTTCGTTACCCATAGCGGCTTTAATGGTGTGCTCTAGGTAGGAAGTTCCGTTAATAATTGGGCTTCTTGGTGCGGTGCGAATTGGAGCTGCAGCCTGTACAACCGGGACGGCTGTTATTTCTGCGGCTTCAACTTCTGGCATTTCATTTTCCATTGTTGTATCCTCTTGGTTTTCCTCGGCGGCTGCTTCGGTGGTTTCTGGGGTTTCCTCGTCGTCTTCGCTAGCGGCAACTTCTAATATGTTGGCGTCGCGGAAGGCCGGACGGGTGACGTGTGCCACTGCCGTGAGCGTGGCTTTGCTTACTTTCATTACGCCTTTTTCTATGGTGTATTCGTCGGCGCTGGCTTCGATTGAGAAGCTCGGGCGTAGACCTTCGGCGGCTTCTATAAGGGCGTCTGTTCCTGCGGTAGTTGGCGCTATCTTAAAGGCCATGTTTATACCTGCCGGGGTAATCTGTTCGCTTCCTGCAATTCCGCGGCCTAGAACATTAGTGGCTACGTGTTCGCGGTTTAAAATAATGTCTTCGGCCTTAATGTCGGTAAACGCGCCAAACTGGAAGGCAACCGCCCCGGCGCTGGTATTGCCTACCTTGCCGAACGGTACTACCATGCCGCGAATAGTTCGGGTTTCAATTTCTGCGGCTAAAATCTTGCCGTCGAAGTTAATTTGCATTAGTTTCACTTCCTCTAGGGGCTAGCCCTTCCATTTCTCGGGCTTCGTCAATGTTGATTAGCCCAAGCTCTAACATTCGTGCGGTTACTTCTATACGCTCTATTGCTGTACCGCGTAGGTACTCTTCAACCTCAAACCGTACGCGCTGGGTCATAGGCGTTATATCGTCCATACTTAGTCGCTGTTCTACTGCAATTAAAAACGGCATTAGCGACAGGTCTATAAGGCTTCGGCGCTCCTGCAAGGTATTGCTGTAAGTGCTTGACGTGCTTTCAGCGTTTAAGTACCAGGCGGGAATGTTCATAAGCCGGGCTATTTCGGTGGCCGTGTTCATACGGTTAGCGCTTAATTCCATTTGCGTAGCGTCAAACCCAAAACTTTCAACTTCCAAATTTCCCGATAGGTAGGCCGTAGCTCTTTGAGATCGCGCCGCCTTCCAGTTGGCTAGTAAGCTGCTAACTTGCGCGGCAGGTAGGTCTACGCCTGAATTTTTAATGTACATAGCGGGCGCTGGCTCTTCGGCCATACGGCTAACGGCCTTTTCTAGGTCTAGCGCGGTTTTAATAGTCCGCCCGGCACGTGTCAAAATTCCGCCCGTGCCTAAACCGTAAAACACAATTAAGGAATTAACGCCACTAAACGGCACTAGATTACCGTCTACGTAAAAGCCGTCTATGATAATTCCCGTTAGCCCGTCGGTCTGGTAACTAACCCGTAGCGGGTCAATACGGCGGGCACGTGTTGGCCTGTTGTCGTCCGGCGAAATCTCTAAAACCTGCCAGTAGGCCACGTCGTGAAATAGTAGATCGTCGAACGTGTAAGACATAGTTACCGCTGTAGGTAGCGCTGGGTCTGGCTGCGTAAGAATTGTGCGGCCTTCAATTTGAGCGCCCGAAATTTTATTAAAAGATCGTAGGGGCAAACTTGCCGCAGTGCCGCAGATAATCGAACGGGCACGGGCTACGGCTGGCACTTCCATAGCTTCTTGTCGCGTAGTAAACGGCGACATAAATAAAGGTTGGAAGTTTTGGCTAGGTAAAACGTTAATGGCCGCAGTAAAGTTTTGTGCCTTTATTTCCGAAGACAACGAAAATACGTCTAATAATCCCACAATGAAATTATGCGCTTTATTATAATTTGTTGCTAATTATGCAACGGTTTGTAACCGTGTTCACCGTGTCGCGGCTAGTGTTCACAAGTTCTTGACCCCTCGTAGCACTAGCCGCGAACCTCGGGTGACCTATGGGGTCAGAACGACATTATCACGGGTTCGGCTTGTGGTGTAGTGGCGTGGCCGATAGCCATTACTAAAGCCACCGCCGCGCTAATTGGGTTAGTGGCAGCTCGTCGGGCAATTCGCCACCCGCCGTCGCCAGCCGGACGTTTAGCGCAAGCTACCAAGTGTTCGTACATAATTTCCTGCCCAGCGTGAATTATGTTTCCTTGGTTCATAGCGTTTAGTGTTTGATCGCAAGCAATAGCAAACCCCGCGCCACTCCAAGGCGTCGGGCTGGTCTGGACGTGTGCCCGGGCTAAGTGCGGGGCAATAAAGCCCGCCGTGTTTGGATCATAGGCAAGTACTTGCGGGTTAAAGCGTCTAGCAAGTTCGGCAATTTCCCCAGCTAGTAACACGTCATTTATGCCGCCGTCTTTGTGCCACTCATGTACGAAGACCGCTAACTTTCCTTCTGCCGTAATTTGCACACTAACTAAATATGCCTTTTCACGGTTAAAACTTAGGTCTAAGCCCATAAAGGTAGGTAAGCCGTCAAGCATAGTTATTTGTTTTTCGCCTTCGTTCCACTTGTCCATATTCCATGGGCTAGTCATACTGCTAACCCACATACATAAACTTTCCGTCATAAAGGCTTCTTTAGTGTCAAACTTTGCGCTATCTAAAATGCTTTCAAGTTCTATTAGGTGACCTAGCGCTGGGTTAGCTTGTTGTATTGCCCTAATGTCGGGCGGGTTTACTTGTGAGCCTTCGGCGGCGCTCCACTCATACCAGCCCATACGCGGCGACTGGTTCATAAGGGCGCGGGTACGCAAACTATTTAAAACGGTGCTTGCTTCGCTCCCGGCATTAGAAGTTACCCAAGTCTGGCCGCCCGTAGTTCGGGTTAGCGGTACGGCGGCTTGCCATGCTTCTTCGCTAATTTCTCGCAGCTCATCTACATAAAGTAAGTTTGCCGTGCTACCGCGTGAACCTTCCGAAGTTGCCGCCCTAATGCTGTACTTCCTAATTCTCTGACATTTCTCGGTGCAGCTCTTCGGGTAGTGGTGACAATAGACTTCTAACTCTTCTTGGCCATTAGTCCGGCTAACACGCTTAATTCGTTTACGTGTCCACTCTAGGCTTTCGGCCATGTCTACGGTTTGCTTAAAAGTGTCTAAAGCAAGTTGCCTAGTTTGCGCCATAGCAATAATTTGCTTACTTCCAAATACGTATAAGTGCGCTAGAAATAATTGCCTAACTAACGCCGTTTTCCCATTCTGCCGGGCTACTAAAATACCTACGTTTGACTTTGCCCATTTGCCGTCCGGCGTCATTTTTAAAGCGTCGTCTATTACGTATTCTTGCCAAGGTAAAAGCGGCTGCCCAAATTCTCTAGCTAGATCGCTTACTATTTGCCCCGCGCTTGGCAGGTTCAAGCTGGGGCTTTGAAGTCGGGGCTTGGAAAACCCGTAAATAGTCTGTAATGTATCCAAGTCCATTTGCTTCTTCTTCCTTGTTGCCCTGTGTTCGTGTTTCCACGGTTAAATGTAATTGTGCCAGTATTTGCGTAAACCTAGCGGCGAGCGCGGGCACTTCTTTTAGTTCGCCCGTGTTAAAACTTGTATCTAGTGCATAAGCAAGGCGTCGAGCTAGTGCAACCGCGCCCGCGTCGGTAATAGTTATCCATTCGGCGTTGATTATTGCCACTTCCAAGTTATTGCTTATTTCGTTAGGTTCAATCTGGAATGAACCGGCGGGATTAGTCACGATTGTTTTTTATCTGCCATAGGCGGGCTTGAAACGAGCGTAGGGGAGAGAAACAGCAT